TTTTTAGGTTTAAAAACCCCACCTCTATTTCCAATAAATGATTTTGGCAAACGAACAGATCCATCGCATTTAACAAAAGCGTTTAAAAATATTTCAATTTGTCTTGGTGATGAATTTAATATTTCGTTTGGAATGAATTTATCTGCTGATTTTCCAAACTGAATTAAATATTGATAGAAATCTAAATCATTAACATAAAAGCCTTCTTTATAAGGATTTGATTTAAAAGGCATTTTACTCATTAATTTATGAATAAATTCAAATACTTCAGTATTCTCTTTTAATGATTTAGTAATTTTAAATTGATTATTTCTTGTAGTAGAAACTGAACCATCAGATAAATAGTACCCCATAAACTCACAGAATAAATCGAAATCTATAACTTTATTTCCTATTTGAATAGACCTTACATCTTCTGCTGAATATTCTGAAACACGATATAAACCACCGTTGTTTTTACTATATTCATGAGCAAATTTATTATCCATTAATACACTATTTGATTTTCCTATATAAATCATTCTGTGATCTGGAGTAACTAATAAATCCAACCCTTTGTTATGAAAATGAATCATTTTTCCGTTTATTTCATATTCAAAGTAATTTACATAAGAAACCCATTCAGGTTGTTTATTAATAGGATTTAAGCTAAATATCATTTCTCCTCCGTTTAAATCTTTAAACAGCTTCCAGCCTTCATTCGTCATCACCTCAGTATCGTCAGAATAACAATTCGGGTGCCAACCTGTAAATAAAAAGCTTTTTGGATAACGACCTTTCAAAGAATCACACAAACCACAATCATAAACATTATTAGAACGTTTAATTTCGAAACCAACGACAAAG